TATGCGTAATCCGGCTCTACTTCTGGAATTACTTTCTAAGAATCCGGCTAGGGCCAAGTCAGGTATGCAGACCGCTAAGGAACTCTTCGCTAAGTATCAGGATAGCGGCATGAGTAATGCTGAAATAGCTAGAGAACTGACTAAGCAGGGAGCTTTGGCTGCTGGAGACGCAGCAGTGAGTAATATGAGAACATCTACTGTTGGTGCATTGCAGGGTGATAGTAGAGATGAAGAGCCACCAGAAGTACGGTCACTTGATCAACAGATGATGAATCTAGAATAAAGAAAACCCCCTGTAGATGTGCGCTACAAGGGGTTTTCCAACCAACTAGCAAGGTGACCACTCAACTTCAACCTTACCCTTAAATATATACTTTATTGTGCCCCTAGCGTCAACCGCTAGAGGGCTTTTTTTATGCTTTATTCACACTTTCTTAGGCCCGTATTAGGGTCATAATAACAGGCTCCACCTTCCTCTATGAAGTCGGTAGTATCCTCTACAATTTCCTCTTCAGCAACGTCCTCAGATGCAGATGCATTGAGAATACCGTACCGTTTACCACTGGCTCTAAATGTCGTGCAGCCTGAGCTACCGCCATCGTAGGCTTCCATGTAAACTCTCTTGAAATCTTCCCAAGAAACATCGTCACCTACGTTGCACGTTTTACTACAAGCAGAGTCAACATAGCGTGAGGCTACGTTTAGAACTTTAACGTGATCAAACACTGACAGTTCATCCGCAGTCTTACCCTTGACGCCAAACTCACGATAGCCGTAGTCATCTACCCGTTCTACTTTAGGTCCATCGAAGGTTTGGATAGTTCTATCGTAGTAATGGGAGAAGACGGGTTCAATGCCGCTGGATACGTTATCGGCTGAGAGCGAGATTGTTCCTGTTGGTGCCACAGATAGTAGATGGGAGTTACGAATGCCGTGGACAGCAATAAGATCACGAATATTTTCAGGCAAAGTTTTAGCAAAGTCAGAGTCCATATACATAGGGTTATATAACGGGAAGGAACCTTTCTCTATGGCTAACTCAACAGAGGTCAAGTAGCAGCCATCTCTGATAACTTCCATGATTGTCTCTAGCTGACGAATAAATCCATCAGAACCATATTCAAAGCCCATAGCTTCGATAGCATTGGCTACCCCAGTCACACCTAGACCCATACGGCGTTTGTTCTTTGCTTCTTCTTCTTGCTGAGGAAGAGGATACGTGGCCCTATCAACAACATTGTCCATTGCCCGTACAACATGTGGAATGTCGTTCTTTAACATATTCATATTAAACACATATTTGCCATCGTGCTTAACAATATATTGCGTCAGATTGAATGACCCCAACAGACAGGCACCATACGGTGGCAGTGGCTGCTCTCCACATGGATTAGTTGCTGCAATCTTCTCACAGTACCACAGGTTATTTTTCTTGTTAATTCTATCAATGAACAGGATTCCGGGTTCTGCCCAATCCCATGTACTGCGTAGAATATCATCCCAGAGCGCACGGGCAGAGACTGTCTTGTAGACTCGATCTTCAAATACAAGGTCAAAGTCACTGTCTGATTTAACAGCTTCCATAAACTCATCCGTAACCCCTACAGAGATATTGAACTGGGTTAGGTCAGTGCTATTGTTCTTTGCTCGAATAAACTTCTCGATATCGGGGTGATCCACCCGTAGTACGCCCATCTGAGCGCCTCTGCGGTGTCCTGCTGATGCGATTGTCTTACAAATGCTATCAAAGATGCCCATGAAGGACATAGGGCCACTAGAACGGCTCTCTAGGCTTCGTATGAGTGCCCCGTGAGGACGTAGAGTGCTAAAGTCGTAGCCTATGCCACCACCTAGTTGCATTGTACGCGCAGCATTCTTAGCAGCATCCATAATACCGCTCATACTGTCTTCAATCGTACCGCTAACAAAACAATTGTATGGTGTCACCTTACGCGGTGCGCCCATAGCAGACTGCACACGCCCTGCGGGAAGGAAACGCTGGTTATATAGAATGGTGCGGAAGTTATCGAAATGACTTTCATTGTCTTTCAAGGATTCAGCTACGCGGGTCATTGCTTCGCGGAATGTCTCCCCCTCACTACGATACTTCATAGCGTGGATTTCTTCAGAGATATTCAGAGTTGGTCCGTATTCGTTTTTTATCATTATTTAGGCTCCACTAGGTCGGATAGGTTAGGATATTTATAGTTCGGGCCTTTAACGACTTTCCCTGCCTCGTTTTTGATAGGTTTGCCGTCTAAGCCTAGCTTAGAGAGGTTGGAGAAATGGACACGCCGTAGGGCTACGTCTAAATCCCATCCATAGGTGGCTGCATAGCCATATAGTACATACGCAAGGTCTGCTATTTCCTTGAGCATGTTGTCTGGTTTATTGTCTGCACTTGCGTCACAGACTTCACCATATTCTTCTGAGATCAAAGACCAGCGAAGGGTTTCCAGACTGGCATCCTTCTGCCATTTTTGGTCTAAGGGCTGCTCCATGCGTTCAGCAAAATCACGTACCATCTCGTATGGCGTCATGTGATTAGAAACCCAGTCAGGATATACGTCATCCCAGCCCACTTGGTTCAATTCTTTTTTTTCTAAAGGTTCAGCGAGTGATGCAACTGCATCAATATCTTCTTGTGTGATCATTCTTCTAGTTCCTCAATTAAACGATCCAAGTACCAGCGGCACTTCTTTAGGTCTTCAAGGCCATTCTTGTACGGCCATCTCCAGAGATATTTGAAAGCATTCTGCCAACAGTAGGCAGCGTGAGGCGCAACCTTAGCCCCCTCTGACATAGCTTCCATTGCGTCGATGCATTCTATTGCGGATGAGTTGTAGTGAGGTGGCTTATTGACCATATCCCTACGGTTAGCAGTGCCTCTAATTATAGATGCCTGTTTCTCCATCCTAGTCATTTCACGAATAGTATCTTGCATCAGTGTAGCTTCTTCTTGAAGTCTACTACGTTGCCGTCTTTATCTTTCCGCTTCTCCCTGACAATCTCCAGAAGTTCTTCGTCAGGCTCAAATTCAATCTCGTATTCATCATCATCTTCGTCATCGAT